ACAGTAACTTTCTCGATCGAGAATGCCATCTGTGGGAAAGCAGTGTTACCGTCAGTGCCGAGAGCCTCAGCCTGGAAAGTACCCATACCAGAACCAGTGTTATAGGTATTAACCGAAGTCATTGGTGAAGTGTTAGTGGCACCTGGAAGAGTACCAACGAACTTCTGACCGAAAGTGTTAGAACCGTTAGTAACAGTCGCGAACGAAGTATCAACCTCGTTGTAGAAAGTTTCTGGGCCAGCGTTATTGAACGAAGTGTTGTTTGCATAACGTGAACGCATAGCAAAGATCAGGCCAGTTGGACCAGTCATTGGCTGCACGCCACAGATGTCGTATGCAATCAGGTTAGGCATAGCACGACGAACCAGCGAAATAAGAACTGGATCGAAAGTGTCGATACCGCCTGTGCCAGCTGTAGACGAAGAAGCGCCCATCAGGTTGGCAGGGATTGAAGAAGTAGTCTCTGACAGAGTCTGATAAGAACCATGAGCAGCAGCCTCAGTAAGAGCCTTCTCAGTGTTCTCAAGCATAACTGCAGTTACCGAACGGCGATGCTGGTCCTTAATAGCACCAAGAGCGTCGTGGTCCAGAACCGGAGCCCACTTATTTTGAATTTCCTCAGCTAGATACATTTGTTTTCCTTTCGTAGAAATACTAATTTTATTTATAATATCTTATTTCTTAACGCTTCTGGCGATAGCCTGAACGTAACGATTTACTGAAGGATCGACGCCAACAACCGAAGCGGCAACTTCACCTTCAAATGTTTCTTCTTCGATGTTAGAAGAATGAACCGGAGCCTCACCTACAAAGTAGTTCTCCTTGATAACCTGTAGCTTATTAGCATAAGTTTCCAGGTCGCCATCGAATTCAATACCTTCAATGAGAGCAGCAAACTTTTCCTGCTGTGTCAGTGCTAGGTCGGAAGAAAGTTCTTCAACGATGTCTTGTCTATAAGACTCAACAAGCGTATCTCTTAGCTCTGCATTTTCAGTAATTGATTCATCTAGCTTTTCTTCAAGCGCAGAAACTTTTTCTGCCATTGCTTCAAGAACGTCAACCTTGTCCTCTGGAACATTAATGTAATGTTCAGTGAACAGATTCTTGAGACCTACGATAAACTCTTCAGCGAGCTCGTTACGTAGTGTTGATTCGATAGCAACTTCGTTATCTCTTACCCACTGCTCAACTACGTAGTCGAGGTAAGTATCTAGCTTTGAAGTCATTTCTTCTGAGAAGACAGCCATGTCTTCCATATACTTAGCTTCGTATTCTTCCTCAAGACGTGCAGTCTCAGCAATAAGACGAGCATTAACTGCACCCTCAAACAGAGTAGCTACATCTTCTTTAAACTCTTCAGAAAGATCTTGACCTTCAAAGATGGTGTCAATATCTTCACGAACATTGAGCTTCTTTAACTTTGGCATTGGATCTTTAGTCTTTGGGCCTTTACCCAAAGTTGAATCAATAGAATCCATATTAGAACCTGATTTGTTACCAACTCCATAATCTTTATTAGGACCATATTGGCTCATAACCTTATTGAAAAAGTCAACAAGATCACCCTTGTTCATAGAATTCATTGTGCCCATCATATGCTGCATCATTGAAATCTTTGAACTTGTAATAGCTTTGTCGTCTGAAACTTTACGAGCAGCTGGATGAAGAGAAGAAGCAGCAAGAGTCTCTTCTTCAATTTCTGTCTCTTCTTTACGCATCTTTCCACCTTTACCCATGAACTGAGCAGTAGCTGAGGCAGCAAGATTACGAAGGTCTGACTTAGAAGACTGACCAGGCTGACGGAACGAACGAGAATAACCAACTTTTTCTCTCTTGGTCTTATCCTGTCCAGCAATTCTTGGATTCTTAATGAATTCAGGTTTTTCTTTTTCTTCCTTCATGTCATTCTCAGAATCGTCTTCGTCTTCGTCGTCCTCATCCTTGTCGCTCTTTTTCGACTTGACTTTGAACTTCTTAGATTCGTCTTCATCATCCTCATCTTCATCGTCCTTGGCTTCAAGGACAGCGTCCTCGAGAATCTCGTCTTCATAATCATAGTTATTTTCTAGGTTAGCCATTAGAATAGTCTCCTATTTGAAATCTCTTATTATTTATAAAAATTTATTTCTTACTGTCAATGAAGCCAAATAGTCTTCAAATAGAGCCAGCTTTTGTTCTTCCAACTCTCTTCTCGAAATCTTACGAATATGCTTCTTAGTTTCATGTAGTACTTGCTCATGCCAGGTGTTATGAACTGGATCGTAGAGCCATTCTACATTCTCCATAATACCGTTTACAAAAGCATCCGGAGCCGAAGGATCGGCAACGATATCAGCTGCAGTGGCGATTTTATAATCGTCCTGTACCTGCATTGTTCCGTTATGGTCAGGCTTCAGAGAACCCATACCACGTGAAGACACGCCAAGTTTAGCTCCTGACTTCAACAATCCCTTAGCAATATTGCCCATTGGAGTGTCAGTAATCAGAGCCTTACCAACGTAATTATCACCGTCTTTCTTAAGATCGATAATTAGGTGAGAAACACGATCAAGATTAATAGCAGGACCAGCAGGATGTCCGAGTTCACCATAACCACGCTTTGGCTTGATGACTTCTTTCATATAACGCTTTACTTCCTTATCAAGAATCTTGACAGGATATATACGTCCGTTACGGTTCTTCTTATTTCCTTGTAGAAATATACCATGTATATAGTGTTTTTTCTCGCCACCGTCCTCACAGGCTTCAGTGACATACTCAACTTCTTCTACAAGTTCGGTAATCAGTTTCATTTTATTATCCCTTATAAGCTACTGGTGCAGCTTTTAGACCTGTGCCTGTTACGAGATCGCCTGTTCTTTTTTGAACAATAACAGGAGCATTATTCTGAATGGTTATAGTAGCATAATTCAATCCATTTGCATACTGCAATGTCATAACTGTAGGAGCAGCAACATTAATAACTCTAATAAGATTAGCGTTTCCTACGTTGTTTGCAGTATCAATAGCTACTTCGTTACCTAATGGTTTGATAATCATTATAGGTTTCCTGTATCTAAGTTACGACCACTTGGTAATTGTGGCTTAGTCTGACCATTCTTAGTGTTAGTGTAATCAGTTTGAGTTTCTTCATGCTTGGCATTGTAATCATTCCATGCCTTACCATAAAGAATACCTTCGCCTTTTTCCTTACCATATTCCTTAGTAAATCTTGATTTATTCTTCTTGATCCACTCTTCTGAATTTTTTGAAGGAGGAGCAGCTTCATGCATTTTCTTTAATGTCTGTGCAAGACGAGCACGCATGCCTTCTTTACCGCCCTTCTTAGCAGCAGCATTCAACTTAGCAGCTGGAATCTTTTCACCTTCTGGAACACCAAGCTCTTTATGAAGAGCACCAGGATGCTTAATAGCTCCCTTGATCCAGTTTTTCTCATCAAGATTCTCAACAGCTTCTTTTTGAATATTCTTAATCTCGCTACCGAGTTTTGATAAGAATGGCTTACCTTCACCAGTCAACTGAGTTGGTGGTTTATCAAAATAGTTCTCAGCAGTTTTCCAAGTGTTCTCTGCATGTCTTACCATTCCTGCAGGTGCAGCGCCTGGCATTGCATCAAGACCAGAGAGCTCGGCGTGCTCTTTCATATTTTTCTTACCGCCCAGGAGTAACTTTTTTTTAGCCTTGGCATGTTTTCCGTGAACTTTACAAGAATCCTCGCCTTGATCACACGTGCATGAAGTGTCTTCATACATCTCGTCATTTGTTCTTGGGTATTTTGCTTGACTCTTAGATGTAGAATAAGGTTCGCCTACGTTACCAACACGATCAGCGTGAACTTGTTTCTTAGCATATTTCTTTAGAAAATCTTTAGTGCCAGACATATGTTCTGGATCCATAAGAAAAGCATCAAGATCAGTAGGCTCTATCTCGCTCTTATTTACGCCCTTCAGCTTATCGCTAAGAAGCTTCTTATCGCCTTTTGGACTAATATCTCTAAGCGGTTTCTTCGCCATTTACTGGTTCCTCTGTATTTGTATCGCCTTCAGGTTCAGGAATGAACTCACCAGGCTTATAGTTATAGAGTTGTTGTGCTATCTGAACTTTCTTGTCTTCAACAGCGGCTCTGATTCTACCAGTGATAATATCATCAAAAGCGGACTCAAAATCGTGAGGCTTAGACTCGGCTGCAGCCACAACTAGATCTTCTAAATCATATTTATTATCTGCCATATGTCACCTTTATTGTGCTTGTTGAGGCGGTTGCTGCTGAGCCTGTTGGTTCTGTGCAACTGCATATTGATTTATAATTGCTTTATTAGCTCTAATTTTCTGAACTGCAGATTTATACTGAGCTTCTTGCTGCATAGTTCTATTAGCAGCGCCTTTTTCTCTCATTTGCTTAACAAACATTTCAGCTTGTTGCAACTCTGCAAGTTTCTGCTGTAGATCTTGATTCTGATTAGGATCTTGTGGTTGTTGATTTGGATCTATACCTTGCTGTTGTGCAAGTTGATTTTGCTGATCAGCCTGAGCTTGTTGATCTGCTTGCTGCTGCATAGCTGCTTGATTTTGTTGTTCGGCTTCTACCATCTGCTGTATCTGTAGAATAGTTGGGTTGACCCAACGTGGTTCTTCAGTCTTAGCCTCAACAACCATCTGAGCGTCTTCTTCTTTAATATCCTCATCAGTCTGTTTAAGAACATTCTTACGAATCCACTCATGCGAATAATATTGACCAGCGATAGGCTGATACTGCTGAGCAAGAGCGATACGACCTTGATTAATCTCAGCGTCTTTCAATTCAGCAAAATAGTTATCTTTAGCAAAATCAAACTTAATCTTGTTCTGAATGGCTTGCCAGTCTTCAACAGTTGTAATGCCTTTAAGCACCAACTGCTTCTCAAGCAACTTAGTGAACATCTGAGAAAAACGCTGTCGAAGGCGAACAACAAACTTAACGAACTTCAATTCGTCACGTGTAATTTCAGTTGCTCTACCAACGGAAAACAAAGCGTCAGAGTTTAATCTCGAAACGGGGACGTTGAGCGTCTGGAGGAATTTCTTTTGGAAATAAAGAACGTCATCCATCTGACCCAATGTCTGGCCACCTGGAAGAGTAGTAACCTCAGTCCCTCTTCCCCCTTCGCGACGGGGTAGCCAGTAATCTTCTAACATAGTCATAAACTTACGATCATCTCTGATGTCGCCAGTTTGTGCGTCATATATTAATCTGTTCTTATGCTTAACCATAATATCACGAACGTACTGCTCTGCCTTCATCTTAGGCAGATTACCAACGTCGATATACCAAATACGACGTTCAGGCGCACGTGCAAGACGATAAATCACTAAAGCGTCTTCAAGGGTGCGCAATTGATTTAGTGGTTTTATCGCCTTATGGAGATAGGATAATACCATTGTGCCTTGATTGTCTGTTAGACCTGACACAATATGAAGAATAGAATCTTTAGCAATCTTCAAACCAGTAGTCGTAGGGCCAGTGGTCTTGTTGCCAAAATTGAAACCCTTATCATTGAAAATATAATA